CATCTTGTGCACGCTCTCGCGCGAAATGTTGAAATGCCGTGCCGCCGCACGCTTGCTCATGCCACCGGCACACGCCAGACGGACCTTCCTGTACAATTCCACGGTGTAGATCTCCGAGCCCTCCCTGTTCACACAGAAAGGGCATAGATAGTGGGCGGCTTTTACTCCGCCCGCAGCGGGCCAATCCCGCCGCTACCGTGGTCTAATTTTCCACCGCCGTTCCCAGATGAACGCGCTGCACTACTGCACCCGTCCGCGTGTGCTGATCCCCGGCAAGCGCACCTGAGACGGGCGAGTGATCCATGACCTCGCCCTTTGACGCTCTGGATGCACTTGCATCCGGTGCGGCCCTGGAAGGGTTCGGTGAAGAGGCGGTGCTGATTCCGCGCCGGAGCAGCCCGTATGCCGAGGCGGCAGCCGATGCCGACCGGATGGCGGTGAAGGTCAGGGGCATCTTCTCCGCCCTGGCCGCATCCTCGGATCTCCGGGGCCAGAGCCGGGGCGGGGAGTTCACCGGCACGACACGCGTGGTCTCCGAGCAGACCGCCTTCTGGATTGCTGCAGCGCAGGTTGCAGAACTCGGGTTCCGGCCTGCGAAGGGCGATCAGATCAGGATGCCGGAGCGATGCGGAAGCCCGTGCTACACCATATCCGCCATTCATCCGACCAGCATGGGCGATCTCAACCTTCTTCTCGTCCGGGAGGATGTTGCGGAGTGAGCGTTTGCGTTCCGCAGCGAAATATCGCGGGGGGCGATTGGGGGAGAGGGGCATGTTCCCGTCTGGAACATGCCCCCTTTTGATCTGGACAGAGAAACCGTTCCGGTCGGGAACGGTTTTCGGCGTTGAAGGAGTTTCGGCATGAGCCTCGCCCGTCTTGCCATGCGCATCGCCGCTGCCCGCGCCCTGCGTGGTGCCACACTGGCGGAGGGGCGCGTCCATGACAGCGCCATTGCACCCATCGACCAGACCATTGCCGAGGAGCGCCAGCCCATCCTGATCGTCACCACCGACGATCACGAGATGGAGGTGACGGGGCGGGATCTGTTCCATGGGAATGTCTCCTGCGACCTCGTCATCGAGGCGGCCATCGCGGCGCGGGTCGAGATTTCGAGTGAGGAGAGCGTCATCACCATCCCGCACACGGACGAGGGAATGGAGCTTGCCCTTGATCTCATGGAGCATCAGGTCATGGCGGCGCTCATCCGTGAGCGGACACCATGGTCGCGCGTCTGGATGAAACTCGTGCCGCGCATCTCACGCCGGCTGTCGCGGCGCGGGGCCTCCGTCGAGAAGGGCGTGCGCTTTGCCGCGCGGCAGATCGTGCTGACCTGTGACCTGATCGAGGCTCCGACAGATGGTGCAGCCGTTGCAGAGGGCACCGCCTGGCATGATCTGCTCGGCGCCATGGAGGCGGACACCGATCTGATGCCCATTGCCCATATGCTTCGCTCGGAAATCGAAGGAATGCCATTCGACGACTGGCGCCGTGCAGCCAACATGCTCGGCATCCATCTGGAAACAGTAAATGCCATAGGCTTTGGACCGGTGCTGGATCTTTCCGAAGACCCGGATGTCTTCGAGGAAGCCAAAATTACTGGCGGGCCCGATCCCATGATCGTCAATCATCACACCGTGCTGGCCCGCATCGCTGATGCGTGAGGTTGTCGAGCTTGCCGCCCGCATCGCCGAACTCGAGCGCCGTTTCTCTGGGGTCATGCGCCACGGAACGGTGGAAGAGGTCGACGCTGGAAAACAGCGCATCAGGCTCAATCTTGGGAAGGACGTCGATGGAAACCCTTTCCTGTCGCCCTGGGTGCCTTACGTCCAGATCGCCGGTGCGCTGAAGGTCCACACGCCTCCGTCGAAGGGCCAGCAGTTTACAGCCTTGTCTCCAAATGGCGACTGGCAGCAGGCCGTGGCTCTGCCGATGACCTGGAGCGACAACAACAAGTCACCTTCCTTCAAGGGCAACGAAAACGTCCTCACATATGGGAATGTCACCGCCACCATCAAGGACGGCCTCTGCGAGGTCGTTGTTGGCGCCGCCAGCCTGAAACTCACGTCCGCCGCCGTGACGATCAAGGTTGGCGGCGTCAACGTTGAAGTGAGCGATGCCGGTGTCGCCATTGTTGGCGGCAAGGTTACCCATGACGGAAAGAATGTTGGCTCCACCCACATCCACGGCGGTGTGGTGCCCGGCGGCGGTCTGACCGATGTCCCGGCGAACTGATCCGGATGGGCTTGTTACGCGTCCTGGTCGAGCGAAGAAATTGGCCAGTGCGCACTTTCATAGACTCTGATCTGTTCGGCGAGTTGGTCAAACCGCGAGGCCTCAGGAGTGCCGGGAACCGGCTCCTCCCGGAAATGCCGTTCGATTTCGCGGAGGGCAGCCTGATATTCTTCCTCGGTCCAGAGTGGAGCGGCATCGTCAATGAGCTGGACGTCCCGGCCGAAATCCCGGGGGAGTTCCAGGTCGACGCCCTCGAGCGAGCCAGATGCCAGCAGGACCTTGGAGAATTTGGCCTGCCAATCCGGCGTCGAAAGATCAGGCGCGTCGTTGGGGTGCAGTTGGATAGGAGTGATGGGGTCTTTCGGTGTCATTGTCATTTCTCGCGTGGGCCTGCTGAATACAGGGCAATTGCGTCAGCCGCTTGGTGGCTGATGCCGTCGCATGGGGTGACGGAAGGAATGGGGACTTGCGGAGATTAGGAGCAATATTCACCGCACATTATGCGGAGAATGGGTTTGCGGTTTGCGGAGATTAGAGGCTATATTCACCGCAGATCCTGCGGTGAAAAGCCAGTGTACATCCACGAACGCGATGATTGGCCCCATTTCTGGTGGAAAGATCAGGCGATTGCAACCCGGCTTGCTGCCGTGCGGCATCGCCAGGGACGGCTCATCGGACGCATGGAGGCCCTGGGATTCCGCTTGCAGGAAGAGGCCGTCCTCCAGACCCTGACGGAGGATGTCCTCAAGTCCTCGGAGATCGAAGGCGAAGTCCTGGACAAGGACCAGGTGCGCTCCTCGATCGCCCGGCGGCTCGGCATCGACATCGGCGCGCTGACGCCGGCCGATCGGGATGTCGAGGGCGTGGTCGAGATGATGCTCGACGCGACACAGCATTACGAGAAGCCGCTGACCGCCGAGCGGCTGTTCGGGTGGCATGCAGCGCTCTTCCCCACGGGCCGGAGCGGCATGCATCGTATCCGCGTTGGTGAATGGCGAGATGACAACGCCGGTCCCATGCAGGTGGTATCGGGGCCAGTCGGCCGGGAGCGCTTGCACTATGAGGCTCCGAAAGCCGAACGTGTCGATGCGGAAATGAAAACATTCCTCACGTGGTTCGAAGTGAGGGACGACGTCGATCCCGTCCTGAAGGCCGCTTTGGCACATCTCTGGTTCGTCACCATCCATCCCTTAGAGGATGGCAACGGTCGCATTGCACGCGCCATCGCCGATATGGCGCTCGCGCGTTCGGAGTGTTCCGCTCGACGCTTCTACAGCATGTCGGCGCAAATCCGCGCGGAGCGCAATGCCTACTACGAGATGCTCGAGGCAGTCCAGAAAGGCGGCATGGACGTGACAGCCTGGCTCAACTGGTTTCTGGCATGCCTGGATCATGCCTTTGACCGTGCCGAGCAGACGCTGGCGCAGGTTCTTTCAAAAGCGCGTTTCTGGGAGCGCCTTGGAGGTACGGCCGGACCCGCATTCAATGACCGCCAGCTCCTTGTGGTCAATCGCCTTCTTGACGGCTTCGAAGGCAAGCTCACGTCATCTAAATGGGCGTCGCTTGCCAAGTGCTCACAGGATACAGCTTTGCGTGACATCGAGGATCTCCTCCGCCGTGGGGTTCTGCAGAAGGATCCCGCCGGTGGCCGCAGCACAAGCTATTCGCTGATCCTGAGCTGAACACCCCCGCCCTCAAGGCTTCTATCAAACGGATTTCCGACTTGTCTTGCTGATGCGCAAGACAGGCTCGCCCTCCCTTTGTATCGTCTCATCGATCAGGAGAAGTCACATGCCACGCTACGCCATCACCGAGAGGGCGGGCCCCTTCGTTGCGGGCACCCGCGGGCGGGACTACATCCACCTGATGTTCCTGCGTACCCTGCGCTTCTACCTCGGGCGCTTCAACCTCACCGGCCAGACCATTCAGGCGGTCCTCAACACCATGGGCTTCGCCATGCGCGACCTCAAGGCCGATGGCGACATCCTCGGCTACGAGGTCAAGTTCACGCGGGACCAGAACTCGGCCGAGGAACTCAGGCAGGGCCGCTTCACAATCAACTTCGCCGCGGAGGAGGCGCCTGTGTTGCGCTACCTCGGCATCCAGTCGGCCCGCTACCGGCCGGCACTCGACGCGCTGCTCGATGATCTGCTCGCACAGGTCGACGCCGTCACCGGCTGATCGCTACACAACTCGGAGGAATTAACGTGAGCACGATTTTCGTTATGGAATCGGCAAATCTTTTCGCGGGCGATCACGACCCCACCGCCTCGAAGCATCTTACCCTTGCCGAACTGAAGCTGCCCACCCTGCAGGAGATGTATCAGGACCATCATGCCGGGGGCTCCCGCGTCCAGATCGAAGTGGCGGTCGGCATCAGCAAGCTGGAGCCCACCTTCAAGCTCAATGGCTGGGACCCCGATCTCCTGACCCAGTTCGGCCTCGGCTCGTCGCGCCAAAAGGTGTTCACCGCCTATGGGGTGATCCGCGACAAGCGGACCGGTGTGGCCATCGAGGCCAAGGCCATCATCGAGGGCCGCCTCGGCAAGATCGAGCCCGACGCCTTCCAGCGTGGCGAGCTGCAGGGGCACGAATACGCCATCAACGAGGTGATGCACTATGAGCTCTGGTTCAACGAGAAGGAAAAGCTGTTCTGGGACTTCTTCTCGACCGAGTGGCGACTCGATGGCGTCTCGCAGAACGATGACGAGCGCCGCATCCTGCGCATTCAGCGCTGATGGCATGTTCCATGGGAGATGACTGCATGAACGATCCAGCCCGCGTGAAGCTTGTCCGGCCCATCAAGGTTGAAGAGCGTATGATAACTGAGGTCGTAATTCGCCGCCCGAAGGTGCGAGATCTCCGCGCCATGGAGAAGATGCGCGAACCTGGGGGAACGGAACTCGACCAGGGCATCGCCATGGCGGCAGCGCTCTGCGATCTGCCGCTGGAGGCCATGGACGAGATGGATGCCGCGGATTTTGCAGCGGTCTCGGAGGTGCTCGGCGGTTTTTTGCCCAAGGCACCGGCGTGAACAACTGGCGCGGCTTGGTGGCCGATATTGCGCATGTGCTGTCGACGCCGGTCACTGCACTCGATGAGATGGACTGGGCGGAGGTGCTGCTCTGGCACGCCGAGGCACGGCGACTGAGCGGGTCAGCGAAGTGAGATACCCAACAGGCAGGCCTGCTGGTCACGCAGCTCGTTCGAAGGACGCTGCGATGTCGCCGATCGAGCGGAACAGGGTCAGTGGGTCATCCTTCGAAGCAATGAACCCCCGACGGGCCCAGAAGCGCGCCGCCTCATCGTCGATCGCATTGACCATCAATGCCCGTCCGCCGATCAGGGAGGCGGCCTGAACGCAGCGGGCGAGGGCGTGCTTCAGGAGGCCGGTGCCAATGCCGCGCCCCGCCCATTGCAGATCGGTGGC